AAAGAAATAGACGAGTTGGAGGCGACAATAACTCGTACAGGTTCCTCAACAGGTGAAGATTTTGGTCAATATGGCAAAGTCACGATAACTCACGACTAAACTAGAAAAGACCTGATCTGAATTTAATAACTTTATGGAGAAATAATTATGGCGAACATTGATCGTCCTAACGGCGCAAAGCCGGTTAAAACTCTGTCTGGTCGACCATACGAAGGTACTATGCGTTACATCGGTGTAGCCGATGGCACAGATATCTTTAAAGGTGACCTTATCACTCTTACGAGTGGTTTGGGTGCCTTTGCAGCTACTAACGATGCCACGATTTTAGGTATCGCTCAAGGCTTTGGTAAGTTCAGTGCAGATGGTGCCCCAGAAGGGCCGTTCGACCCCGACAATTTAAGTCCGGGTTTTTATAACGATGCGGCTAGCACGCACACTGAATGGTACGTTGCATACGTGCCCGTAGACGATCTCGTCTTCGAAATGCAGACTGGTACAGCTGACAGTCTTGTAGTTGGTGAAACTATTGACTTCGTTACTGGTACTGGTAGTTCGACTACTGGTGTCTCTGTAACAGAGATCAACGGCGGAACTGCTACCAACGCGGATATGACTGTTGTCGAAATTCCGGTTACGCAAGACAATGATCCGACTCTTGTTTGGGGTCGATATTGGCTTATGGTTACACGCGCTGAACAAGCGTTCCACTAAGAGGATTTAAATAATGCCTATTAATAGTGCAAGTTTTGCAAAAACCCTCTGGCCGGGGATTAACGCATGGTATGGCCGTGAGTATGCCGAATGGCCTGTAGAATATACAGACCTGTTCAATATGGAAAACTCAAGCCGTGCGTATGAAGAGGATGTAGGTACTACAGGTTTTGGGCTTGCCCAAGTTAAGCCTGAGGGCCAACCCCTGTCATATGACGAAGAAAGTCAAGCATTCGTTACCCGCTATAAGCATATTGTTTATGCGTTGGGTTTTATCGTAACTCGTGAGATTTACGAAGACGATCAGTATGACATAGTAGGAAAGCGCCGAGCGGAAGCTCTGGCATTCTCTATGCGTCAGACTAAAGAGATCATAGGTGCAAACGTTTATAACCGTGGATTCAGCAATAGTTATGTTGGCGGCGACGGCGTTGAATTGTTCTCCAGTGTTCACCCGAACTTCAGTGGTGGTACTTGGGCGAACGAATTGTCCACTCCATCTGACTTATCAGAGTCGGCGTTGGAACAAGCGTGCATCGACATTATGAAGCTAACCAATGATCGTGGTCTACGGATCTCTATCATGCCTGAGTCTCTTATCATCCCGGTTGATTCCGTGTTTGAGGCGAAGCGTATTCTTGGCTCTGAGGGCCGAGTTGGTACTGCTGATAATGACCTGAATGCCCTGAAATCTATGGGTAAATTCACTAAGGTGGTAACCAACCACTACCTGACTGATACTAACGCATGGTTCATCCGAACTAACGTTAAGAATGGTATGAAGTGCTTTAACAGGCGCTCGATGGATTTCGGTATTGACAACGACTTTGACACTGAGAACGCGAAGTATAAAGCGTCTGAGCGATATGTCTTTGGCTGGACTGATTCACGCTGTATCTTTGCATCTGAAGGTGCGTAAGTAATACCGTAGCCCTCTTCGGGGGGCTACACTCTTTAACATAGATCGCTGAAAGACGCGAATTGACGCCGGACACGGCAGGAATATAATATGGCTGTAAAGAATTATCCAGTAGGCACGCATTATGCTGGGCCTATTAAGTTGGGCGCAAGCTCTATTCGCAAATCCGCCGATAAAGGTGGTATTGCTATAATCAAAACCTTGACTGCTGATGAGTCTAATGGTCAGACCTACATTTTGGATGTAGCAACTGGTTTCGCTATCACCCTCCCGGCACCTACTGCTGGTTGGTCGTGTAGTTTTATCACGGGTATTGCGGTAACAACTGACTACGTTTTGACAGCAGAGACTGCTGGTCAACTCCAAGGTAGTACGGTTTGTGGTGGTATTGTTGTTGTATGCGCAGCGGGGGATACTCTTAGTATCGCAGCTGCGGCTGATTCGCTTGGTGATCGTGTCGACCTTTGGTCAGATGGCACTTCCATCTTTGTAGCAGGTAATGCAGCAATTACACTGGCACACGTAGTAGCATAATATGAGTGAATGTCCTTGTGGGCATGACCTTGAGATAAAAACCGTAACGAATCTCAGCCTCCACTGCGAGGTTGAGATCCTTACATGTCTCTGCGGGAAGATACGGAAGTCTTATACAGAAGACTCAGAGAGGGCTAGTTTCATACAGTTCACTCACAAATTAATGGGTATCGAGGTTCCTAAATCATGCAGATCAAACGAAAGATCACAGAACAAGTTCGAGGCGCTAGCGGCCTCCCTGTAACTGTTCGTGGTAAACAAACTAAATTCCAAAAGGTGATGCAGTGGGTACAGTCTACGCTAATCAAGAAGCATTAGAAGGTACAGTAACTACCACGGTAACGCTCACTCTAGCGCGTAAGAGCAGGGCTATTGAGATAATCAATGACTCAGGCACGCGAATCCTTCAATACAAATTCAATTCGAGTGAAAACTGGTCTACGCTTAAACCCGTGGAAGCGATTTCGTTCGACTTCATTACGAGAGAGATACTACTCAATAGCCCCTCTTCACAAGATGTACTCTACAGAGTGAGAGCGCTGGGTTAATGGTCACAACAACAGACATTAATGCCCCGGCGGTAACTACTCTAGTAGACACAACAACTTCTACACAGTACGTTTACATAGGCAAAGCCGAAATAGGCACGCTAAAAAGCGCTGCTGCATGGACAGTATTTAGAATAGACACAACTAATGGGGCCAACATAGAGTGGGCTGACCTAGGGTCTAACAATCAAATATGGGATAATAGAGTGTCCCTTACATACACATAAGGAGTCTTTTCACATGGCGTGGGATGCAACTGATTGGAAGATAACTAGATCTTCAAAAGAAATAGAGTATATTGGCGATCTACATGCGGGTACTGCACCCACATACGTCACGGGCATTGAATTTCACAGAGCACTCATGGACTTCGCTGACGAAGGCTCTGATTCCGGTGATGACCAGTTGGCAATCATAGATTCGGTACCTTCACAGCGTCTTGGTGCAGACACCAACGTTACGCTGTTGAATGGATACACTCTAACCTCAGCGACTGCTGAAGGCCCAGAGGAACACATCTATGATACCTCCATCACATACGGTGGTGGTACGGATATTTATGACGGTATACAGTGCTTCGGTAACTCAACTAACATACAGATTATTCAGAATGGTATTCGTGTCATCAATGACTTCTGGAACCAGCCTAAGATGATCACGGCTGTTGAAGATACTGTATCATCTACAACGCATCGCTTCTTAGTTAAGGTTCGTACTGCGGGGGCAGACATTGACGGTCGCCGTCTGGTGGGTACGCAGCGAGAAGAAGGAACACTTTACACTGAGTTTTCTATTGGTGGTGGTACTAACCGAGGCAACAACACACTAGCCCTAACTGCGAATAACGACCTAAACAACCCCACAGCTGCGGCTACGGTTGAAACTTGGGATACGATTGTCAACTCCAGTGAAGGTTACGTTGCTCTTGATGCTAACGCGGATACGACCAACGAGTTCTACTATTCAAACTGGACTAGAGCAACATTTACGATCAATCAATTCTACGAGCGAGCGAAGTGGATTCAGGTACGTGTTGCAGGCATCGGTGTTGATACACCTGCTCGTGACGCTGATCAGACTATCTATGGTATTGCAGGGGATGTATTCCGTGGTATAACCCACCATGTAGTACTCTCGGCCCCCGCTGGTACATTCGTAGAACCTGAATCTTTGACATGGGGAAGTGGTGCCACAGCAGGCACGGGTCAGCTTCTAGCTATTGATAGCACAACTGCTGGCACTGAGATGTGGATTCAGCTTCTCACTGGTGTAACACCTACGGGCACAATTACAGGGTCGGGTACGGCTTGGGTATCCTTCCTGCTGATCTTGCGGTAAACGATAGCGTAACCTCACTCGATGGCAATCCACTCAGTCCACCGAACAACGTGGTATTTCAAGTCACTGGTTTGGACATTACAGGTGGACAAGAGGACTATGTTCTTGTAGGCCCAGAGTCCGCTGGTGCGCTTGATATTACTTTCGACACTATTGCTACTGCACTTGTGGCCTCTAATGAGACAGACGTAGTTGTAACTACAGCTATCCCATCCGACGTTCCTGCTGCGGGTTCTATCCGTATTGAGAACGACGAGGGACGCTACGTTAAGATCACTTACGAGTCGTTCAGCGGATCTACGTACATAATTGATACTACGGATTGGCCCACTGGTTATGACTTCAGTGGTACAGGTGACAATGACTCGGTAGCAGGTGGCGCGGTACAAAATTACTTCCCAACGTGGTTGGACGAGCAA